GGGTATTTCTGAACAACTGGTGTACATAGCATCCAGATTCTGCCATCTTCTTGTACTCCACCTATTCCAGCTATCTCACCGTTGGGAGCTGTGAAATACACGTTGTCACCATAATTGGCACAATCGGGTATTGCCACGACAGGATCATATCCATGACCCTCCTCAACTTCTCTACGGTCATCTGGTAAAAGATTAGAAGCCACATCAAGTGCAGCCTCTAATGTTATTGGGTGAATAAATTTAGACACGTCTATAAAATCTATTTGTA